AAAAGGCGATGAAGGACTTTGTTGTTATCCGGTTGCCACAAACTATCCAAGATAAAGGAAGTACCTACCAAGACACTTACTGTCAGATAAACGTTTTTGCGCATGATCGCTCAAACGGTATTGAGAATACAGTCCGTTTGGATGAAATGCAAATGGAAGTGGTTTCAAAATTTCCAATAGTGACGGAATTGTTTTCAGCTGTAAGTCCACGATTGCTTCCCGGAGGAAATGACGGACTCGGTTTTCATTCCTTAATAATACAAGCGAAGCTAATAATAAACAAATGACACAAACTTAAAAAGATACGATTATGGCAGAGATTTCTATTACTACCAAACTGGAAGAGTTAAAGGTGCTCTTTAATCAGATGAAGGAGGTTTATTATGTGTCCAAAGTCAATAGTGACCTCGCAACTTTAGCGGCTTTTGATATGGAGCTGCCGGTACTCTCTGACGGAGTTACATTTGATACCGGAGCTGCCGATGTTTCCAAGATCAAGTTGACAACCGGAGCAACTTGGACTTCTATTGCTAATGCTGGAGATTCCGATATTCAGTTTCAAGTACCTTCCGTGGCAGGAAAGATCAATGACTTGTTACTGAACAAGAAAGCGGAAACGGTGACTATGACTGCTACCATTGATGGTGAGACTTATGAAGGTGAAGGTTACAATATCGAACCGAAGAAAGTAATCGGAGGACTCTTCATGCGTAGTGAAGACCGTCAAACAGCCTTGTTCTTACCGAATGTTGAGGGGTATAGCAACTTCGTCAGCGAGCAGGATAAGCCGGGGTACTTTAATGTATCTGTTTCTCCGTTGAATGATGCTAAGGGTGCCTCTATTTACATTTTACGTAAAAAAGTGTCCGAATAAAAAACTTAGGATATAACACTTTGCAAAATTCATATCAGCGAAAAGGTGGTGAGCTACTTGATACCGGCCACCACCTTTTTTCGTATAAAACACGATAAAATATGACAAAGAAGAATGACATAACACTTCCTACACCGGAGGATGAAAGGCTATTGAATGATGTGTTGGAAGACAGTGTGGACTATGTGGAAGTCCGAGGAAAGAAATATGGTATTTCATGGCTGAAAAGAGGGACTATACGCAAATTCACCAGTACCATGCAGAAATCGGGAAATGATGATAAGATCAGTTGCCAATGTGCAGCCGCTATCATTTTGAACGGATATTGGAAGATCAAGTTCTTCTATCCTTTCTTGTGGCGATGGTTCTTTTATATCAAACAATATGGAGATCATGAGCTGATGAAGGTTATAGCCGTCGGCAAAAAAAAAATTCCAGTGGAAGACTACTTGACTGCTACCATATATCTGACCGCGATGAAGGACACGATGATGACAATGACAAAAGAGGAAGCAGAGCATATCCTTCACGAACCAGCTACGGACAAACGTGGGAAATAGGCAAGTCCTATCCGTGGCTGACAGAGCCTTTGAGAGTATTTGGGATTCCAATAAGCAAGCCCTTGTTTGGTATTTATTGGGTACTTACAAATGCACAAATTGAACTATTGGCAATGGATGTGTCTATTGTGGTTACAGATTGTGACAAGGACAACAAGGAAAAGAAGCACGATACGAAGAACTTCAAATCCCCTTCCGTAAGCGAAATAGAGGATGCTGCCAAACGCTGGAAAGATAAGTATGGCAATGGAGAAACAGCAATTAACATTAATGATTATAAGTAACACAAACACAATAATATATGGCTGATCTCGGTAATTTATATTTTGATATACTGTTCCGTGATAAGACAGCGGAACAACGTAAAAAATTGAAAGCGGAAATCACCAAAGACTTGCAGGCAAAACTTGATGTGGGTTTTGACAAGAAGAAGTTGGTTGGCGATATGAAGACTTTGCTTCAAAGTGAGAAGTTTAAGATCAATGTGGTAGTGGATAAGGCCAGTACCACACAAGCTGTCCGTGCCGCCTTGCAAGCCGCCGGGTTGAATACAAACTTTACAGCAAGTGATTTACGCGCCGCCAAAGCCGCAGCCATTCAAACCAAAGCGGAGGCTTCTGCCGCAGCTGCACGTGAGCTTGCGCGACAAAGAGCCGCCCGTGCCGCCAAAGCGGAACTGGATTTGGCTAATGCCCGTGAGAGATCAGCCAATGCAGCAAGGCGGCACATGACAGCCACTCTCAATATGAATGGAGCAATGAACAGCCAGTTGAGTATTGTCGGACAATTAAGAAATGAATTTTTGGGGCTATACTCCATTTATGCGGCACAAAATTTCTTACGTGCAGTGGTTGATATTGGTGGTGAGTTGGAGAATCAGAAAATTGCAATGGCCTCTATCCTGCAAGATGAAGGCAAAGCTACAACCATATTCAATCAGATTAAGAAACTGGCTGTTGCTTCTCCGTTCGGGGTTATGGATTTGAATCAGTATGCCAAGCAACTTTCTGCATATTCTATACCATACAATGAATTGTATGATACCATGAAAAGGCTGGCTGATATATCAGCCGGTGTAGGTGTTGATATGGGGCGTATCATATTGGCCTTCGGTCAGATAAAGGCTGCTAAATTCTTGAAAGGAACAGAATTGCGGCAATTGACGGAAGCGAACATTCCTATGGTGGATAAACTGGCCGAGCGATTCAGTAAGTTGGAAGGCCGCATTGTCAGTGCCGGTGAAGTGCTTGATATGATCTCGAAAAAGAAGGTTACGTTTGAGGACGTAAAAGATGTTCTTTGGGAACTTACGGATGATGGTGGCATGTTTCATAACATGCAGGAAGTTCTTTCAGAATCAGTCAAATCCAAATGGAAGAACTTGGCTGATGCGATTGACATTATGCTTGGTGATATTGCGGAGTCAATGGGTAGTACATTGAAATGGACTGCCGAAAGCCTTACCACCCTTGCTCAAAATTGGAAAGAAGTTGTACCTTTTATAACAGCGGCCACAGCTGCGTTTGGAACATATCGGGTTGCGGTTTATGCAGGATCACGTGCCATGGGAGTGGCAAATGCTACATTAATAAAAGGAACACTCGCAGCTAAACAGAAAACAGCAGCGGATTTAGTGATGGCTTCCAATTACCGCACTTTAACTGCCGCTGAAAAAGGATTGATTGCTTCAAGAAATGCTATGACTACCGCAGAATGGAGGGCATTGGCTGTTAGTGGCGCATTGAACAAAGAACAAGCGTTGAGGTTGATAACACTTGGGAAAATTAAATCAGGTCAGGCAGGACATATTACCCAATTACTTAATATATCAAAAGCTGAACTTCAAGTGGCTATGTCAGCTGGAAAAGCTCGTGTGGCAATGACAATGCTTAGTTATGGAGCCAAACAAGTTTGGACTGCTTTTAAGGGTTTGTTCAATCCATACATGTATTTGTTCGCTGGACTTTTTGCCATTACTGAATTATGGTATAAGTCCGGGCAAAAGGCTGACGAAATGAACGAGCGTATTTCCGAGCTGACAACAAGAGCACAAGACGGTTTCAAGAATTTAACGAAAGAAGCTCAAAAATTTGCTGATGTTGATCCTTTTAAGGCGAATGATGCCTCACTGATTTCTTCTATTGAAGAAATGAAAACAGCATTAAAGGATTATTCTCCAGTTTGGGCAGACACTTTTAATGAAACGTTTAAGACTGATGATGAAGGAAATACGGTTAAAAGCCTTGCAGAACAATATATATTGCTTCGGAATGCTTTGAATGATACAAAAGAGGCTTATAAATTGTTGAATGCCATAAGAGGTACATCTGAATATGCGAATGATGCTACTGATGGTTATTTTGACGAAAGCTTTAGTGAAAATATTGAAGACTACATCAAGGCAGAGAAGCATATAGACAAGATTATAGACCGTATGGCTGGTAGCTATATAGAGTATTATACTGCCATGCAGAAAGTTATAGCCAAGTATGATGATTTTGCTAAAGTCGCTTCGGGCAAATCATTGAAAGAGCAGTTGGATATAATCAAAGAATATCCCAAGGCATTAGCCAGTTTGAATAATGAGTTACCCTTCACGGGAGGATATAGGGATGATATTTTTCAGCTACGGAAGGCATGGAAAAACTCTAAACGTGTTTTTGAGGAAGAAGTATCACCGGATATGCAGAGTTTCATATCTGAATATAAGTCACGATTACAAGCTGCCGGTTGGAATTTAAACAATTTGAGTGACGCTCAAAGAATAGCTATCGGTTTGGATATAAGTTCTTTCTTGGATCAATTTAAAGAAATGCCGGTAGATATACGAAAATTTCTTAATGGTGAGATTCTTGAAAAGCAATTCAATATCAAGATTAATGCTGAATATACGGAAACTATTCAGAGCTTGTCAGACTTGCAGAAAAAGTTCAATGAAGCCACAGATGGGCAATTTGAAGCCCAAATAAAGGTTTCTACGGATTCAGAGAAAATTATTGAAGGAGTACAAAAAGCGTATAAGGAAGCTAAAGAGACAACAAATCAATTGAAGCCGGTATTGATTAAAGCCGGAATAGATTTGTCAGGTATTGGAGCTATTGACTTGTCAAAACTTCCCGACTGGCAGAAGCAAATTGTATCAGATTATAAAAAGGCTTTCGATACAATGCAAGCCGGTGAGAAAGGAGCTAAAGAAATCGGTTTTTCCCTCACTGATCCAAATAAGGATAAGAGCAAAAAGGATGCCTTTGCCGAAAGATTGAAAGAACGGGTAAACTTACTAAAGGAGGCATATTCTGAATATAAGAAGTGGACTGACATTGTTGGAAAGGGAGAAGCTGCCAGCAAGGTTAAAGAATCGGGTATTTTTGATTCCTTATTTAAAGGTAAAGAACCGGTGGATATTGGAAATTATCGAGATGAATTGAATAAGATTCTTAACCAGCTTGACGATAAGACTAAAGAACGTAGGGAATTGAAAGTTTCTATACGGAAAGTTCTTTTGGATATTGATGCCAATGCTATGAAAGAAGCTTCGGATAAGGCCGCAAAGGAACTTGAAAGGTACGTGTCTGATGTTTCAAAGAAATGGGATATATACAAGCAGCTTGTCAATGCCGGTGCAAGTAAGAAGGATGCTTCTTTATACGCTTTCGGAGTATTGTCTGAATATGAGAAGAAATCCGAGGAATTAGCTGAAAAGGTAACTAAGAAAATGAAGGATAAAGGGGTATATATACCTTTGACTTTCACCGAACAAGAGGCCACAGAATCACTTGGAGGTAAAGACAGTGTTTTGTATAAACAGTTTTTCAGTGCATGGAAGGAAGCTAAAGAAGCTATTGAAAAAGATAGTTTGGAAGTAAAGCTGAAAGAAGTTACTGCCCTCAACAAATACAAATCTATCGCTGAAAAGATACGGGACTTAAGCGAGAAATATGCTCCCTTAACCGGCACCTTCATTGGTGAAAATAATGAACTTGTTGGGAATGTTGAAGGCATGACTCCCGGACAGAAAGCTCTTTTTACCGAATATAAGGAGGAACTGGCAAAACTAAGGGGACAACTGCTTGAACTTCTTCCGGTATGGGAACAGATATTTGGAGATCAGACCTATAAATCATACGGACAGATACAGCAAGCATCCGATTATGCGCAACAGATTATTGATAATGCTTCTGTAACTAAAAACAAGAATGGAAAGCCAACAGCTTTTACTTCTTGGTATTTGGATGAGAATGGTAAACGGATTGATGTTTCAGGAGAATATTCTCAAATTGAGAAGTTAAAGAAAGCCATACAAGACTTATATAAGGCCGGATTACAGAAGAATCCGTTTGCCACTCTCATAAAAAATATTCGTTCTTTATTCTCCAGTGGAGATAAAGATGAAAAGGGTACCATAGAAAAAATTGCAGCCATA